TCTCTATATACAGGCATATTAATTCAATACCATTAATTTTATCTATAATTCATTCTAGCACAAAAACTTATTTTTGTCAGAATGATTACATTTTAAATGTTTCCTTATTGTCAGTATCTGTAGTAATTTTAAGAGGTGCTTGCTCAATTCTAATTGTTTGAGTAGGACCAGCCTTTGCTAAGATAGCTTCAATATCTTTTGCTGTAGCAGGAGCAGGACCACCACCATTAGCACCATTACCATTACCATTCATCTTCATTGTTCCATCACCCTTCTTCGATGCTGTCTGAATTCCGAAGCTAGCTAAAACTCCTGTGAACACCGAAGCTATGAATGTGGGATCGATTTTCTGTTGAGGAACACCTGGTATGGCAACATAATTTAATGTCAATATTCCACCACTCCAGGCAAGAACAGTAATTCTGACCATTGTACTGATGATTGCTGCTTGTTCGTCAGCATCAGGAACAATGGCAGATTTTACTTTACCGAAGAAACCTTTCTTCTCTTCTTTGATTTCTTCTTGAATTTCTTCCTTAACTTCTTCAGACATAAGAATAGTTGTATCTACTCTTATATAGTTTTCTAGAAGTTTGGAACTCCAAATCCACCACCAGGAACAGGTGCAACTGCTTGATCTGATGGAGGAGCAAGATCAGGAGTACCTGTTGGAAGAGCACCTCCCAATCCAGCACCACCCATGCCGCCCATTACGGACTCAATTGCTGCTTCTTTAATGTCATCAATAATTGCATCCTTATTTAAATATACATAGGATCCAACACCAATAATACCAGCAAGTGATACTCCTGATGCAATGCTAATTACATTAGCAATATTATTGAAACTAAACTTTTTACAAGACATAATTTATTCTAAATATTGTATTTTATATATCAAACTGACTTCCTTTACCAATATATTCTAATGAAAGAATATCTTGTTCTTCTTTATCATTAACATGAATCCATTCTCTAAATTCTTTTCTAATAGAATCAGCATCTTCTATATCTTCTATAGTTCCCATCGTACATAGTATATCCATACGATGCAATGCCCAATCATAATTCTTCTTTAATGTTGTTTCTAAAAGATCCATGTTAATATGATGTATTAAATTTAAAATTAAAAGATACAGTTTTTCTTATATTATCAGTCTTATGAGCACTTACACCATGAGGCATAAATGAAGGAAATAATATAACCTTACCTCGTTCCGCTTTAATCCAAGCTCTTGCTTGAAAAATATTTAGATTTCTCCACGGATAGTGAGTATAGGAAATAAATCTATTATCAAAATAAAATTGACCATCACCATCTTGTTCGTCAGTAAGAAAAATAACTCCAGATAAATCTGAAGGTATATGGTCATGAACTTCTTGAAAATATCCTTTCTTATAAGTATTTCTCCAAATCCCATCCAAACGTATTTCAAATTTAAGTTGATTAGCATCTATATTCAACTCATCAAAGAATACCTTTAAACTAGGTCCAAACCAACTAATACTTTTTTGATTAAGTTTTAATCTTTCTAAATCAACTAAACAAGATTTATTCCACTTAAAATTCTGATTGTTATCTAATTCTGCATTTTCAAGTTCATATAATAGTTCCTCTTTATTTGAAGGAATTATTTCACTATGAATATGATGAGCAAAAGTATTATATAACATTATTTTTCAAAATTACCATAATCCTTACGCATATAGCGTCCTAATATGTTGCTATTATAGTATGCTGGTTCTCCATTGTCAAGTGATTCTTGCAATACATTATTGAGAAATAACTGTTTTGTTTCTTCGTAGTTTACATCTCCGAGCCTGGAGTGTAAGGAGAGGATTTCTCGTTTGAACGTTGTGTTTCCAAGAAGCTTTCGATCTGTATTAAGCTCTTCAGAGCTTCCATAGTATCTTTTCCAGTCACTCTCAGACGTAACCCGTCTCTTACCACCTCTAGGTTTACGCTTTTGCCAGAAGTATTTTCTACCGATGTATTGCTTGCCAGTTTGAAGATTAGTAATCCTGTAGACGAAACCGAAGAAATCGTTAATATCGCCAGTAGTAAAAGTTGAACCCTGATAGGTCCAGGGATTTTCATAATCTCCCTCATCCACTTTGGTCTCATTGGTGGTTTCCATCCCATTATCTTTATAATATCTAAGTTATATAGAGAACTTTATAAAGACTTAATATTTGCCCGAACGCTTACAAAGCGATTTTACATACATTTAATACCTATGTCAACTACTTGATAAATACCTAATAAAGTGTTATACTATAAATGACTGTCTTTGTACAAAATCTGACTATCAATGCTAGAGAAAACTTTAGTAGAGATTTAGATATACTTAGTGCTGATGGTACTGGTGGGGTTGATTTAACTGGTTACACTGCTAATTCACACCTAAGAAAACATCCAGATAGTTCTGGGTTTACTGCAATAACAGTAGGAATTACTAGTGCTGCTGATGGAAAATTAAGATTATCATTAACAGATGCACAAACAGCAGGACTAACACCTGGTAGGCACGTATACGATGTTCTGCTAACCAAACCAAGTGGTAGTAAACTAATCGCTGTAGAAGGTACAGTACTGGTTAGACCAGGTATATCTACAGGACCCTTCTCATAAATAAAAATAAAAAGTAATGGCAGTATTTAATACTAACCTGATTATCCATACAGGAACTGATTTCGAGCAAACATTCGTTCTTGAAGACGATAGAACTAATAGTACTAAAGATCTAACAGGTTATACTGGAGTTGCTAAATTTAAACAATATCCAAATGCTTATAGTACTGGAGATGGTGCATTTGATTTTGCATTCACAAATAGAACATTAGGTAAAATAAGAATTGCTATGGCAGATACTGCCACAGCAAAATTAGAACCAGGAAAATTTTTTTATGATGTTCTACTTAATGATGGTTCAGCAGTAGAAACTGTTATAGAAGGTCAATTAATAGTTAAAAGATCAGTTACTAGACCTTAAAATTAGGTATTAATTTAAAATCCTCAGAGACACCAACACCAGGTTGGTAGTTCTGAGGATTCTTTTTTGCGAGTTCTACTGACTTTAGACCACCGATGATGTCAGCACGATTAATAATAGTTTTCATAATTACCAGTTGTCCAAGTCTACACCACTTTTATCCCCAATCTCTTTCTTTCTATTCTCACCACCTATTTTCATATTCTTTCTTGCATCATCAAGTGCTTTATCACCTTTCTTTTTTGCCCACTTACCAGCCTTCCAGAGACCATAACCAGCTGCACCCAATCCTACAAGTTTAGCAAGACCTTCACCTAAAGTTTTTTTTTGCTCCACTACAATTTCGTGAATTGTATTTTGATCCATTTCAAGCATAATGTAGTTTGCTTCTTCTATAGAAGATGCTTGCTTGGATTCCATTATATAATTTAGAACTAGATCATAAGCATCATACTCTTCATTATTATGATCTATTTTTGTAATTGTATGCTTAGTTGTTCCCTTAAGATCACCCTTCTTCTTATTGTTTAAGAAAGCACCTATATTAGTTTTATAAGTATCTGGTTTTGTTTCTACTGGTTTTGTTTCTACTGGTTTTGTTGTAGTTCCTGCTTTATGTGCAGCAGCAGCCTTATCATATGCTTTACGCTGGCTACCAGTCATTACACCAAGTGGTTTACCTGTTTTATAATGCTTAGTAAATACAGTTGATCTTTCTACCTGAGATCCATCATCAGCACTATATTTCTTTGTTCTATTGAACTGATTAAGATCTTGCTTAGTAACACTAGGATATACTTCCTTAGACTGTTTCTTAATTAACTCTCTAGTTTGACGCTGATTTGTCTTAAAACTGGCAGGAGATGGACGACCTTTCTTATAGGCATCTATCTGCTTACTAGCACTAGGTTGCCCACCTGGACCCCACTCATTAGCACCCTTTTCATCATCACTAGCTTCTTTCTGCTTTTTAGCTTCCTGTTCTTTTTTAAACTGAGTAACTACTTTACTTTGATGGTGATCTTGCTGTTCTTTAGTTCCTGAAGTTGTTGATCCTCCAACTTCATCTTTTTTATCTGAGTCTTTTTTATCTAACACACCAGAATCCTTCATATCTTTCCATGAAAGACCTGATTTATCTGATTTTTTATTATTGTTTATATTTGGTCCTTTTATTTCCTCCTTATCATCCTTATCATCCTTATCATCTTTTGGAATTGAATCATTCAGATTATTTGATTTATCTTTTTGATTATTCTTATCATTCTTTTCTTGATCTTTATTAGTATTTTTATTCTCTTTATTCTCTTTATTCTTTTTATTCCAGAACCACTCATCAAGTTGAATCTTACCATACAACTCATTTAATTCAACTAATTCTTTTGATGTAGACATCTCTTTCCAGTAAAACTGTTCTCAAGAGATATTTATATTATTTTTTATCCTTCGTATTCTTCCTAGCATCCCCAGAAAGAGAGAACGTATAGTTTTTAAAATCAAGTTTTTTCTTCTTCTTACTACCACCAAAAGGTACTAAAGGTGCTGCTACCTTCTTTTGAGGTGGATTCTTACCCTTAGTTGGTCCTAATGTAGCATCATATGCCTTTAGGGTCTCATCACCAACTTTCCAAGCTGCTGCTCCTGACAATCCAATATTTATTAACTTTCCTCCAAGACCTTTCGCTGGTGCATACTTATTAAGAAGACCACTAACACCCTTCCAAATTAATCCACTAGTAGCAGCACTTGTTACTGCTCCTCCAGTTGATCTTTTTATTCCAGCACCTGCATCCCGTTGTCTTGTATAAGCATCAAGACCATAGAATGCTCCAGGTCCAGTACCCTTAAAGGTTCTCAAACCTTTCTTCCTTGTTATATTAAGTCTCTGGAACAATTTGTTCTTAGGTATCTTAGTTTTTGGAGTAAGAGTAGATTTAACTTTTGATTTAAAACCAAGTACATTCTTTACTTTATTTGTCAAATCCTTTACACCTTTCTTAGATCTACCAATAATACTTAGTTTCTTTTTAGAATCAGATGCCATATCTTTAAATGCCTTAGATGCTTTAGATTTATCGTAAGTAGTATTGATATTTGACTGTGGATTTGTAGATCTAATCGTATCAGGACTTAATTGTGTTTTTACTTTAGGTCGTTTATCAACACTTCTAAGTATTTCACCTTTTTTAGGTTCAGGCATACTATAATCAATTTTAACCCTTCTCCTACTAAGTTTTTTAATCCTTTCTGTATTTGTATCTTTAGTAAAGTCTGCTGCTTTTTTTGAAACCTTTCTCTGATCTATAACCTCTGTCTTTTTAGGGGGGTCGATATAATCTGTATCTTTCCAAGGATTTTCAACTTGTGGTGTTCCTCCACCTTTAAGTACATTGTTTTTACCTTTACTACGATCTAATAACTTTCTTAAATTCGCATCACCTTTCTTATTATAAGAAGAACTTAACTTAGAAGTTGAACTACCACGAGGTTTGAAATCTTTTGGTATAGAAGGTTTAGTTTGAAAATCTACTGGTGTAGGTTTTGAAGGTGTTGTTCCACCAGGAACAGGTGATGGTTTTCCTAATGGTTTATTACCTTTAGTTGTTGTAGACTTAGGTGGTTTATTACTCTTCCTACCATCAGTTCTTGATTCAATCTCTTTTTTTAGTTGCTCTACACTCTTGGATGGTGTACGTCTTCCAGCAGATTTACCAGGTTCCTTTATTGGTTTTCCATCGTCAACAGGATCAGGAACCCAACGTCCTCTACTATCCTGTACACTCTTACCACCGTATCTATTTTTGGCTTGTGTGCTAGTACTATACTCAGCTTTTTTATGTCTTCTATTAAAAGCGTCTATATTATCAATTTTTTTCTTAACATCACTAATCTTTTCTGGTTTTCTACCAATATCAATAGATCTCTTTGCTCTTCTACGAGATACTATTTCACCTTTTGTATTAGGACCTGTTAATTCACTCTTAGGTACATCTTTAGGTGGAATATATTTTACACCATGCTTTTTAGATATATGAGTTGGTTTTCCAATATGTTTTGCTCTTTCTGCTTTTGTAGTCTTCTTAAATTTTGTTCTTTCTTGTGCTGCTAATTTTCTTTGATCCAATTTCTCTTGATCAAAAAATCTCTTCTTCTTTTCCCTATCCTTTATTGAATCACTACCTCTTACTGAAGTAGGTTTACCATCATCATATCCACCAAGCTTTTCCGTTGCAGCCTGTGTTTCAATAGTCCTCTTTACATTAGGAGACAATTCAGATCCAATACCTTTATTTTTTACTTCTGTAGTAGCCCATTTTCTTAATTGTTCCTTTTCTTTAGCAGATAATGGTCTACCTTGTCTTTTCTCAATACGACTTTGTAACAAACGAAGATCAAGATTAGGATTTTCTGGTGCTTCTATTATAAATTGACGAAAAGATTTCATCGTATAAATTCTACCTTCGTATTATTTATTCATCTTTTTTCTTATAATTATCTGGATGCCAAAGAGGAAGTGGTGTAAGAGGATCTATACGATCCATTTCCATCCAAATCCTTCTAAACTCATCAAAGTTGGAATCCTGCGAAGGTGTCTTTTTTAACATCTTGCTTAATACCTCCTACAATGTAGGACTCCACTTCAGTCTCCTGTGGTGCTACCTGTAGTCCTTTAGAACTAATCCAATGCTCTGTCCAAGGTAATGGATTATTTCTAGCAGGAATATCATACTGAGGTTTTAAACCAATGGATTTCATTCTACGATTAGCAATCCATTCAACATACTGCTGAAGTAACTTATCATTAAGACCAATCATTGATCCATCTTTAAAGAGATATTCTGCCCACGCTTTTTCTTCATTCACACAGCGATCAAACATCTTGTATGTCCACTGCTCCTCTTCCTTGACAATCTCAGTCATTTCTGGATCATCACCTTTTCTCCAATTGTTTATTATATTTTGGGTGAGGGCAAGATGTTGGTTTTCGTCTCTGGCAATGAGGGAGATAATCTTAGCAGATCCTTCCATAAGTTTGAGTTCGCCAAATGCAAAACTGCAAGCAAAACTAACATAGAAACGTATACCTTCGAGAATGTTGACATTAGCGACTGCCCTATAGAGATGTCTTTTTAAATCTTTACGTGTCCATTCTGAATTAGGATGACCATACATATCAGGTTTCCAACTGTTACTCTGACCATAATCCTGTGCATAATTTATAAAATT